AGTCTTTTTATCACCACTTGTAAAGAGTAAATCACCTTGTATTACACCTTTGATACCTAGTGAAGGTAAATACTTTAGACACTCTTTGAGTTTGTCTGCTAATGCACCACCATGGTTTCTAGATATGTCTGAATTAGTGTAATTGATTTTAGGAGTTTTGTTGAAAAGAGATTTAGTGGCTACAAAGAACTTACCATTCTCTGGACTGATACCACAGAATACAGCAGGTGCACCATCCCATTTGACGGATACGGTAGACCCCTTTTGTCCTTGTAACATCTTTTTGATAGACTTTAGAAATTCAATTGCGGTCTTAGCACCCTTAGTTCCATTATTAATTATCTCGTCTTCCAGATGTTCAAGATGTGTATTCTTATCTTCTACAAGATAATCTTGAAATTTCTTCATTTAACACTCTTTCCATTAGTATATTATATATTATTATTTATAATAGTCAAGCATTCTTATGAAATTTTTAATCCAGATGTGGTTATAAATAAAGATTTACCTTGCCATCCTCCTGCCGCTCTTGTTCTGCAAGTGATTGGTAGTATTACTTTCTTCTTTTTCCAAACAAAACTCATATTAAATGATTGTGATTTATTATCATAATCAAATTTAATTTGTTGTAATTGATTGGGTTTTTTAACTATTAATACATTTTTTAAATCTGCATTACTAGATACATCTTTCATTTCACTTATTGCATTTTCTTTACCAATTAGTAACTTATAAGGACAAGGAACACTTTTAACTCTAGGATCATCATAGGTGTAGAAGTAAATAGTATTTAAAAAGTATATTAAATTTTCTGGTTTTAATAAATGTTTACCTAAATTTTTTATTAAGTTATTTCTAAAATTGTAATAAAATCCATCAGTATAAAAATCTAAACTTTGTGCTCTGAATACAGTAGCAAGTTCACTAAATACCTTTGAAGAGGCACTCTCACTATATTTTTCTTTTCTAATATTAAATTCTTTTAAAGCACCAATAACTAATTTTTTATCTTTAGAAATTTGTTTACTTGCTTGATCCCAAGCAGTATCTATTATATTCATTGCAGCTTTTAGTTGTGATGAATTTTCCAGTTTGCCAAAATAAGCATACATATTTGTATTAAACTTTGGTGTCTCGTCTTTACCTTCAGAAATTTTATTTGAATATCCTATATAATCGTCATTAGAAATTTGAACAACTACATCCGATGGATTTTTAGGGGACACTCCTGGTGGTTTTCCTCTTGGACACCAATAAACTTGTTTAATGCTTTGATTTTGTAAATCTTTTTTAATGGCGAGAGAGTTATTGTATCCTATTTTTATGTCTCTTTCAGCAGTTTCATCTTTGTCTATTAATTCAGCAAGTTGCTCATAAGTAACTTTATCAATAAATCCACCCGAAGAAGGATTAAGAACACCTGTAGATTTATTACCAAACTTAGAAGCATTGATTTCTAATTTTGATAAGTAATCAGTTGATTTGTATTTATTAATAAGAAAAAATACAGAAAGAAATTCATTTACATTAGAAGAAGCTGTAGTATCTTTACGACCTTTCATTCCATAATGGCCTATAATATCTGATTTTTTTATGGTGATATAAGATTTTGTTTCAGAATTACCATTATATATTTGAAATATAAATTTACCACGAGTATCTAATATTAATTTACCTACACCCTTTTCAGTATTCTTATATAAAGGTTCTGCAATACCTGTAAGTTTGCTTACCTGACCATCTACTGTTTTTGAGACAGTATAGAATGGATTAAGCACATTTCTTTGTTTGTAATATGGAGATACAGTTACCATACTGTTATTTATATACTAACAGCACCGTTTTGTCAAGCAGAATCTGGCGGGATCGAAGGGACTCGAACCCTCGGCCTCCTGCGTGACAGGCAGGCGTTCTAACCAACTGAACTACGACCCCCTAAAGTAAGTAAAAAACTCTTATTCTTTTACTTCTTCAAATTCAATATCAGTAATATTATCTGTAACATTCTTTATCATTGTAGGTTTTGACGTTTCTACATTTTGCAAACCTAAAGTTGTACCTTTAAATACTAATGACACTCTAAACTTATCACTTTCAACTGCCCTTGCAACATGAGGTATTCTAGCATCAAATACTACAACACGACCAGGTTTAGGCCAAAATGATTTCTGAACATCCATATAATGTTCATAAGGATTACCAAAACTATAAGGACTATTAATTGCCAGTGCCTTCTGTTCATCAGTTATATTTGGTGTCCAAAGTTCTAGTGTGCCACCATCTTCTGGTGTCATATCAGGCGTTAGATATACAATTACAGTATATTGATTGCCAGTCCATCCATCGAGATGAATACCACCAGATTGATTTGGTCCATGACCATTAAGATAATGTCTAATTAATTTAAGACCAGGATTAATATTATCCCAAATCTCTTTAACCCAATCTTGTTCAATCTCATAATCAACTCTTTCAGTATCACTACCACCTAAAGTTATATGTTTATATCCAGCAGACTTGCCTTCTTTTTTCATTTCTGGTGTTGAATACCATCCGTCTTGCCAATCCATTGCCATTGCAGCATCATAATATTTTTTGATTTGATCGGGAGTAAAGTCACCATCATTAGATTGAAAGGCTCTAGACCAATCAGCTCCAGAAAGAATACTAGGATCAAATGCATATTCTTTTTTAGTAGCCGGATTTGTTATAACAAATTTGTCTTCCTTATTTTTTAATCTACTTATATCAACATCTTCACTCATGTTCTTTATCCTTTTCCTCTTCTTCCTCAAATAGTATCATAGTAATCAAACTATAAATTGCCATGTCCATTAAAGTATCTTTGATACCCTCTTCTTTAAATTTGAACTCGCCCTTTTTGATGAAGTTACTTATGCGAGCATATTTATCCCCCATACGAATAACTGATCCTTGCCAGGCAGGTACACCTGATAATTCAGATAATCTAAAGTTAGCAAATATGTCCTCATTAGCACCATAGTCGTGGCGCTTCTTATCATGCAACTCTTTTATTACATCTAAGATTTCATAAAAGCGTTGACTTTGTTTATTAATCATTTCATTCATTATATTTTTCCATATGTTAAAAAATTAACAACACCCCCATTAGGTTCCCACTGCTTGTATTTGTTTTGTAGGTCGCAAACTTTTTGAGCATCATCTTCAAACTCGGTTTGACAAAGAATACTACCGGTTGGTCTTTCAATGACCAACCATCGTATCTTTTGCTTTCTCTTACTAAGTTTTATCTCATAAGATAATTTTTTTCTTTTTGCAACCCTTTTTTTCATTACTGAGCAGTTGGTGTTTCAGTTGTTGGTTCTGTTGGCGCTTCGTTAGCAGTTGTTTCTGCTTCTACTGGTAAGTTATCTGTTAGATACTTTCTATGATGATCTAAAATCAACTTACAATTTTCTACATCAGCAACTAAAGTATTAAGTCTACTTTGATAATTGTTTACTTGTACAATAGAATTTCTAACCTTAGCGTCTAGTTTAGTTTCATCATATGTCTTGTCATTAATCGTTATAGTCATTATTAGTCTCCTTTTGTAATATTAGTAGCAGACGTTTTACCTTTTTCTTCGGTTAGATCGTATGTTACAGTTTGTCCTTCGTCTATTGATTCAATACCTGCAGCTTGTAGTGCGGATACATGAATGAAAGCATCTTTGCTTCCATCTTCTGGTGTAATAAATCCGTAACCTTTTTTAGCATCGAACCATTTTATTTTTCCTGTTGTCATTTTAGTTTTTAGTCCTTTCGTTTGTTATATTTTAAAATCCGAGAATGTTCCCAGTTTTTTAAACTTAGTGTCATTTATAGTTGTAGATGGTTGCCCACTTTCAACTAAGTCCGTTTGTGCTGATTGCTCAACATCATAAAATCTCATCTTGGATCTATCAACACCAAGAATAAATTTTCTATTGACCGTAGGGTCATTATATCTATTCTTTAGTTGTTTCACCATGATTTGATTTTTTTCTTCTAGCTCTTCACTTGATATTAAAGCAAACATAAAGTCTGCTGTCGCAGGAAGGCCAAAACTTTCTGAGGTATCTTCTAACCCCACATCGCTACTTACAAAACCACCTCTTGTAGTTTGAGTAGCAGAAAATATAGGTATATTATTTTCAACTGCTAATCCCCGTAGTTCTTCTGCAATTGATTTAATGTATGTATAACTATTCACATTTGTACCTGCTTTAAATCTTGATGAGGAACATATATTTAGATAATCAATGAATACAATATCTGGTTTAAATGATTTCTTTAATGCTAACTCACTAATGAGATTTTTGAAATGTCCTGTATGAGCAGATGCCGTAGGGTATTCTTTAATGATTAAAGTACCTGTTGTTTTACTTTGTAATTTATTTATCTTTGTTTCATACATTTGATATGGCAATTCTTCTAAATCACTCATACCAACATTCAAAAGGTTTGCATCAATTCTTTCAGCAATTCTTTCTTCAGCCATTTCTAAAGTAATGTATAAAACATTTTTACCTTGTAATAAGATTGATGAGGCAAGATGCGTCATAAACATTGTTTTACCAACACCAGTACCTGCAAGACAAATATTTAAAGTCTTACTTGGTATTCCCCCTCTTGTAATCTTATTGAAAAAATCTAAATCTAATTCTAATCTTTCTTCTTTCTTTTTATAGAAATCAAATCGTTCTTTTGATTCTTGCAAATAATTATGCCCAACCTTTTGGTCAAAAGATACTGATAATGCTTCTGATAAAAGTTCTGGAAGATATTCCGCAGTATGTTCTTTATCTTTACCATCAAGTATTTGAATACCACCAAGTATTGCATTGTGTATGGCACGATCTTTACAAAAAGTTTCTGTTGTTTCTATAAGCCATTCTAAATTAATAGGTTCTGGATTTAATGTAGATAGAATATCTGTAATCTTTTTATATTCATCTTCATTGATTGTTCTATTACTATTAACTTCGATAGCCAAGGACTCTTTTGTTGGAAGATTATTATACTTATTGACAAACTTATAGATTTCTGTAAATAATATCTTTTCTAATCTATCTGAAAAGTATTCTTCTTTAATAAAAGGTAGAACTTTTCTACAATAAGTTTCATTATGGATTAAATTCCTAAGCGCTGTTCTTTCAATTCTTTCCATCAAGTTCCTTTTCTTTCATTTTTTCGTCTAGTAACACAACTAATACATCACCAATATGATCTATAAACTCTTGACTATCTGTATCAGCAGATATTTTGTTTTCAATAACTGTATAGTCAAACACCATTGGTAGTTGTCCATCAACTGCTTCTGATTCAGGTCTAAAGCCTACATTACCATATTTGTAAACGATACCTGCATAAGGACCACTAATCAATTTAAGACCAGTGAAGTCCTCTCCAGGTTTCTCTACAAACACATAGTCTTCCCTATGTTTAGGACTCGTTGTTTTGTGTGGTTGAGGTTTCTTCTGTGTCAATTACTTCTCCATATTTAAATTCTTTAGCACAAACAGCATCCAATTGTTCTAATATTTCTGGTGTGAAATACTTTTCAGGATTATTGTTTATTGTTTTACCAAAGGTCTTAGTACCATCTGGCAATTCAACTCTCGTAGATACTGATTTGAATATGTTATATTTTAATGCTAAATCTAAAAGTCCATAATATCTGTCTAGACCTCTATCATAAGTTAATCTGACATCTACTACTTTATTTTCTTTTGTTAATCTGGATTTGTAATTTTTACAATGAATAATATTACCAATAACTTCTGTTCCGTCTTTTTCTTTTCTCTTAGATAGATAGACAATAGAACTAGCCGCATATTTAAGACCAGAACCACCGCCCATTTCTTTAGTTGGGAACATACTACCGATAACATCATAGGTGTGATTTGTTATGATAAGAGGAACTTTCGCCTTACCTAACTTTAATGTTAATACTCTAAAGGCAGCCTTGACTATTTGAGCCCTTGTCATATCTTTAGTTTCTTTACCTGCCTGTGTATCTTCCATTTCTTTAGTAGTTGATAACATACCTAAGGAATCTAATACAAGCAATAATGGTTTTCTTTCAGAAGCACTTTGTTCAATATATTTTTCTAATACTGTTAGTGCTTGATGTCTAAATTCTTGAACAGTAGTAACTGGCATAATCACCATACGACTACTATCTATTTCTCTTTCTTCAATAATATCTTTTGTGATTGCTGATTCTGATTCAAAGAATATAACTCCGCCATCTGGATTTTGATCTAAGAAATGTTTACACATTCCTAACACAAAGAAAGTTTTACCTGTTGCACTTTCACCTGCGATAGCAGTTATCTTGTTTGAAGGTAAGCCTCTATGAATACCTCCACCAAGTAATGCATTGAATATATAAGAACCTGTATCAATAAAATCTGTTACATCACCTGACGCACCATCTGATACTAGACTAGCATATTCATTACCTGTCTCTTTTATTATATCTTTTAAAAAGTCACTCATCTTTAGTTTACCTCAATTAGTTTAGTTGTCATTATTATACACTATATATGTTTCTTTGTCAAGCATAATTAGTGGCATTAAACCTCATTACCCCAACAATCCCAACCTTCATATTCTTGTC